TTTTATATCCTAAACTTTCTAGGAATAAAAGCCACTTGTTGTAATCATCAATAAATCTTTTACTTACTAAATTTTTAACATTTTCTAAAAGTAGGTATTTAGGTAATGTTCCATTTTCTTTTGCTACTTTTAGTAGTCTTTCCACTTCATAAAGTAGTCCACTTCTTGTTCCTTGAGTAATTCCACCAAGTTTTCCTGCTATTGAAATATCTTGGCAATTATGAACTATTACACCATTTGCAGTAAAACTATGATCTAGTTCTACCTCTAAATCATATACATCTTCATATCCAACTTTTTCAATTTTTTTTATTGGAAACCATATATAACCTTTTTCGTAGAATGCTTTATCTTGTTTATCATTTGTTAGTTTAAATGTTAACTCATAAATGTCATGTTGATTAATCATTCTTCCATCTAATATTTTGGTTTTAGATGTATTTGTTTTATATATACTATATGGTCTTTTATATGCTTTTGCTATACAATGAGCAACTGAATAAATTAAGTTTTTACTAACAGATGTTATATTACAATATTTTCCTTTCACACATCCATCAGCACTTATATATCCATCTAGAAAACTTTTTATGTAATCTATTGGTAAGTCTAATATATCATTTGTCAATGTTTTATTTAATGCACCTCTACCAAATTGCTTTAAATATTCACCTAATTCTTTATCTGCTATATGAAAGTTATATGTTGATTTTTCTTCAATAATCGTATAATTATATCCACAATTTCTTATGTGCGATGACATTTCAAATAGTTCTTTCTTATCACAACATATAATTATCCCACCTTGATTTCTTAACCAACCGTCTCCTATATATCTACCTACTATCCACCAAAAACTATGATTTGTAAATAATGACGAAATTTTATTTTTTATTTCACTTCTATTTCTATCTTTCCACTTACAAACTATTCCTTGCCAATCTGGAAACTTTGCTTCTTGATTAATTGCAATACCTAAATAATAGTTTTTGTCTAGTCTGTCTACTCTTTCCCATAAAGGCTCAGTAAATAATCTAACTTGTTTATGACCTTTTCTATATTTTCTTCTGACATAAAATTTGTGATTATCTGTTGCTTTAATTTCATCAATTCCCATACCAACAATTTTATAAATTAATTTGTTACCAGTATATTGAATATTAACTACTTTTTTAAAGGTATTTGTATGTGTTAATACTTTATCATCAATTTTAACATCAACTATTTTTTTATATCCTTTATTTGTCATAACTAAAGTATCACCTGTTAAACAAGGAAAGCTGTATGTCCATAGGTCTGCATCTGGTAATTCTTTAATGTCACAAATATTACCAAAGTTATGAGTCTTACCATGTAGTGCTTCATAACTTATAAGGCAATACTTATCAATTTCTGAAATGCCTACTACTTTATGATCTACACCAATATTTTTTAGTGATTGAGTTTGAGACCCTAGACCACTGAATAATTCTATTACTCTAATCATTTCTTTTCACTCTTCCTTTTGAATAAATCTTCTAGTGGATCAAGTTCTTCATCACTATCTACTAGTGTTGTTTTTCTTGTCTTAACAACTATTAAATGAATTTTAGCCCAAGCATCATTTGCCTCTTTCAAATACTTACTACCTACTGCTACATATGGAGATACTATCATTTTGCCATTCGGGTCTTTTAGTAGCATTCCATGTGTTGAGTTCATTTGTTCACACTCTAGCCATCTTGCTTTACAAATTGCATACTCTTCTAGTGTGTATGAATGAATTCCTTTTAAGCAATCAATGGACTTAAGCCATTCATATACATTTGAATATATTTCTTTTGCCTTTTCTGATAAGTACTCTGGTGGGTCTTTTGGCAATTCTAATGCATCTGGTCCAAAGTCTAGTATTTCAACTACTTCTCCACTTTTTGTACTTTCAAGTTTTGGCATTGTTTCTGATTTCTTTTTTCTTCCTGCGTTAATTCTATATCCGCCACTTGGCATTGTTACCTCCTTTCATAAAACTTGATTTATGATTTATGATTTTTGATTGTTTGATTATTGTGTGAGCGGAGTTTGCCGCCCGCTCTTGGTGTCGAAATTTGTCAAGATTTTGATGCCCCTACCTAAAAAAAATTTTAAAAATTATAGAAAATATAATCGAAAATTATTTTCCAAATCGGCTACCTTCTTCAACACTCTTTCTTGAGTGACAACTCCAACACAAGCTTTGTAAGTTTGCAAGATCAAGCTTTGATCCACCTTGTTTGATAGGTATGATGTGGTCAACAATTTTTGCTCGTTTCACTTTACCTTGTTTCAAACACTCTTCACAGAAAGGATGAAGTTTTAATTGTTCAGCTCTTACAATTATCCACTCTTTTGACTTGTAAAAAAATTTACTAAACTCATCACGACTATACTTGTTATATTCACTGTCTCTTTTCTTCTTATGCTTTTCACAATATGTTCCATCAACTAGTTCAGGACATCCAGGATAAGCACAAGGAACTTTTGGCTTTTTTGGCATGGCATCTCCTCAATCTGGGTATGAAAAAAGACCTCTTGGAAATTACTCCTTAAGGTCTTCTCTATATAATATTCTTGCAATTATATCATATCATATTTAGACACGGATTGCAACGGCTCACAGTGGCTCACAACGGCTCACGATGGCTCAACTTTTATTCTCAAGAAATATTTGGCACTTTTATTAGGTCTAAAGAAATTCTATGCCATCTTTTGATAGTTGCATATGATATGAACATTATTTGTCCAATCTCAACAAATGATTTTCCCATGATGTATCTTTCCTTTAATAAAGTTTTGTAATCATCATTTTCAAGTTCATCAATCACTGTCGTTATTTCTTCTATTACTCTTTCAAGTTCTGCTTTCTTTTCAGCAATCTTATCTTGAGTTTCATAATACTTTTCAAGTCCTATTTGGTTAGGTGTTTCTTTGCTGGGTGACTTGTCCACTCTTACTGCATTGAAACTTGGTGTAGGTATTGAATATATCATCGTATGATATCTATCTAGTTCAAGTTCTAGATATCTAATCTTTTTCTTTATGTGATATGGTCTATCCAAGAATTCTTTTGATGTCATATTTATACCTCCTAACTTATTTTAGTCTTGCTTTCACCGCATCTATTAAGGCACTCTGCATTTTTTCTTTTCTCTTTAAAGCTAGCATTACATCTTCATCAATTGTGCCTTTTGTTATGATGTGATGTATTACTACTGTTTCATTCTGACCTTGTCTGTATAGTCTTGCATTTGCTTGTTCATAAAGTTCAAGACTCCAAGTCAAGCCAAACCAAATCATTGTTGATCCACCTTGTTGTAAGTTTAATCCATGTCCTGCTGATGCTGGATGAATAACTGCAACATCAATCTTACCATTATTCCAATCTCTAATATCTTGGTCATTTAGTATTTCTCTTACGTTGAATCTTTCCTTTATTCGTTCTAGGTCATGCTTATACCAATATGCAATTAATACTGGTTTACCATTTGTGGCTTCAATTAAATCTTCTAGTGCATCTAGCTTTTTATCATGTATTCTTAATACTCTTTTGTCTTCATCGTATACCGCACCATTTGCCATTTGTAATAGTTTACCTGACAAGCTTGCTGCATTTACAGCATCTATTTCTTCTTGCTCTGAAATCTGAACTACCATTTCTTTTCTTAAGGTTTCGTATGTCCTTCTTTCAGTAGGATCAAGGTCTACTGTTACTTCATTGATTATTAAGTCTGGCATCTTTAAATAATCTTTAGCTTTCATTGATATCGTTATATCTGATATCGCATTGTAAATCTCATCTTCTGCACCAGGTAGTAGTTTGTATGAGAATATCACTGTTGCACTACGTTTATCTGGTGTGAAGTATTTTAATCTATATCTTGTAATATATCTTCCTAGTCTTTCTCCAAAATCTAGGAGTCTATATTCTGCCCATAAGTCCATTAAGCCATTTGATGATGGTGTTCCTGTAAGTCCAACAATTCTTTCAACATATGGTCTTACCTTTAGTAAGGCTTTGAACCTTTTTGCACTATAGGATTTAAAGGATGATAACTCATCAATCACTATCATATCGAAGTTGAATCTATAACCACTATTGTTTACTAGCCAGTCTACATTCTCACGATTAATGATTACAATTTCAACGTTCTTTCTTAAAGCTTCTAATCTTTCTTTTTCAGTTCCTACTGCTACGGAATAGGTTAGGTCATTTAAGTGATCCCATTTTGCTATTTCATCTGGCCAAGTTGATCTAGCAACTCGGAGTGGTGCTATTACTAACACTCTTCCAACTTCACCTTTTATGATTAGGTTTCTTATTGCTGTTAGTGTTA